GGCGCTACCTTGTTGGTAGCGCCCTAATGAGATCTTCTCATTTGAGCATTTGCTCGCCTCGTAGGAATGGACAGCGCAGGAAGGGACTTCATGTGCCAACTCGTTCACGTTCTCGCGATCTACGGGTCCAAGAGTTTGGGACCCAACGTATCTATGATACGTCAGGCCCTCCTTTTGATCCCCCGACCGTGTTGAACGGGAGCAAGACACATGGAGTTGTGGAGACGTGCTCGGACTTCGTGGGCAATTTCTTAGGAGTTAACTCCTTTGATAAGCACACGATAACCACGCACTATCCCAGTTTGAACGGGCAGCTGTATGCTAGTAATGGGTTATTGGCACATGAATTTGTGTCAATGCCTATTGCTGACAAACCAGCTGCTACCAATCCCACGGCCAAGTTCGGTTCGTTAACAGGTATTGACCTGAACAACCTAGCTTGGGCGATCTTGGCAGGGACCAATCCGCAGGTACCTCATGTTAGTGTACCTTCATTCATTGGTGAACTGAAAGATCTTCCTTCTCTAGTCAAAGGGTATGGCGATGGCCTATTAAAGGCCGTAGCCAACGCTAACCTAAGTTGGCGTTGGGCCATTCGCCCGATGATTGGTGACCTCCGCAAGTTGTGCGCGTTCCAAAAGGCGATGAATAATCGCCTCACGGAACTCTACGCGTTGCGGACGGGCAAAGTCCTTAGGAGACGGTGTCACCTCGGTAAGACCTACCTTAAGGATCCGCTTGAGACCAATCACTGGTATCATGCGGGCTTTGGGGTCCTCATGCGAGGAACACTTCAGCGCTTCTACAGCAAGGAGCTGTGGGGCACGGCGCAATGGAAAATTGCGTCTGATAGTCAGTTACCTAATTTGGGTGCAGGCGTCTTAGATAATCTAAGTCGCCGACTCACCTTAGGGCTGACAAGTCATGAAGCGTTGGCCACGGCTTGGGAATTAACCCCCTGGTCGTGGCTTATAGACTGGTTTAGTAATCTTAGCGATGTTATCGCTGCGACGAATAACACAGTCGGTCTGACGTGGCAGAAGATCTGCGTAATGCGTAGGTTACGTTGCGTAACCGACGCAAAAGTAGATCGGTCAATCTCGACTCCCTGGGTCACATTGGATAGTGACTTCGTGATCGAGTACGACCGCAAGGAACGCTACCCAGCGTTCCCTGTGCTTCCGTTTCCTTTCCCTACCCTTCCCATTATTGATAATGGGAAGATGTCGATACTGGCATCGCTGGCGGCACTGCGGCGATAGCCGCAAAACCGTCGACGAGTGCCAGGAGTTCTCCCATGTTAGGCAACACGCTTGTTCTTCCTCAGGCTGGTGGTGACATCACCCTGATTAAGATCAACCAGGACAGATACACTTCGGAGTATCTGTACAAGAGCGCAACCGGGACATACCGCGCCAAAATTCGTCATAACGAGGGTACAACCTCGCGGACGAACTCGGACGGTGTCAAGGTTGCGTACGACCGCCACAACTTCGAAGTCGTGCAAACGATTTTCGCAGCTGGCGACGTGCCCGAGTATGAACGGAAGTTTTACTTTGTCCTGGAGGTTAAACCCTCCGAGACTTCAGTAGCACTTGCGGACGCCGTTGCGGATCTGATGATCGCATCGTCGAACGCGTTCATGACGAGCTTGTTGAACTTTGAGTCTTGAGGCCTTATATCGGTTAATAACCGATTTGGCTTCAAGATAGAGTTCGATTCTGGGAGCGTGTCGCCGAACAGCATGGGACATTTCGCGGAGTTCATCCGTGTATGTCTAATTGCCATGTTCGGGAGTTGAGTCGGGTCTACTCTGCGCTCTTTCAGGACGCAAAGCAGGCCTACCCGACGCTTGAGGCGGAATTCGAGAGAGATCTCGCCCGTCTCAAAATCCTCGTTCCGCAGAGAGGAATAGCAGTTTATCTGCTAGACCTCCCTGCGGCGGGCAAGCACTTTGATAAGTGCCTTGCCGCTGGCGAGTACAAGCTGTCAGGACTTCCTCTAACAAAGAGGTTTTCTGGCAGGACAGTGATCCCTAAGTTTCTTAGGGGACTCTATCTACTCGTTTTCTACGAGGATGGTCGTCTGAGGGAAGACTATGACGTCCAAGCTATATTCTTCATACGACAGATTTACTTTGTCGCGAAGAAAGCTTCGGTCGCTTGTAGCGATGACAAGATCGAGAGAGAAATCCTCGATTTTGTTGACGTCGATAAGGAACTACCAGAAGTCGATGACTTCTGGCTTCCGGATTCTTCTACTTCATGTTCTGCGGAGATTTACCATGGATTTAGTAAATCAACGCTTTACACGGAGCGAGTTGAATCTTCGCCTGCGTGTAAACGCGGACGATTATCAGCCTTCCTTGCAAGACTTGACCTCGTGTCAGGTCTTGTTACTTCCACGCTCGGATCTTACGATCCGAATGATTGGAAGTTCAGACACGGACCAGGTGCTATTTCAGAGGTCACTGGGCCGTCCAACAAGTACTGTTGGACGAACTGGTCAGATTCTCTGGAGCGCGAATTCCCAATTGCCAACTATGGTTACCATAGCTATAGCAGTTGGGCCCGTGACATACACCGTCTCGAGGGTCTTGGTTCGGAAGAACCTTACTCTCGATTGGTGGCTGTACCGAAGTCCTACTCGAAACCTCGGCTTATCGCCGCGGAGCCGAGCTCACATCAGTGGTGCCAACAGAATTTATGGCACTACATGCGAGAGCGAAGCACTGGATCCTGGATTAGTGAGTTTGTTCGTTTCAACGATCAGACTCTTAATCAGGACCTGTGCCGACTTGGGGCTTCTCACGGTGGTCTCTCTACAGTCGATTTATCGGCTGCGAGCGACCGCGTTACCTGTCATGCTGTCGGGCAGCTTTTTCGCAGCAATGCGAAATTGTTACGCTGCCTTAAGGCATGCAGGACCCGTCGTATTCGACAGACTCTTACGCGTAATGCGCCGGAGTTTATCGAACTGAGAAAGTTCTCAACGATGGGTAGCGCCTGCACCTTCCCTGTTGAGTCCCTCATGTTCTTGTCGATTGCTATTGCGAGCGTACTTACCGTACGCAAGCAACCAGTCAATAAGGACACGATATGGGCTCTTCGTGGGTCGGTGGCCGTCTTTGGGGACGATATAATCGTTCCCTCTGACAGTCGGGAGCTGTTGTTTGATGCCCTTGAGGTGTTACACTTCAAGGTCAACGTACAGAAGTCTTTCTGGACTGGGAAGTTCAGAGAGTCCTGTGGCGTTGACGCCTTTGCCGGGGTCGACGTGACTCCGGTCTATTGGAAGGCACCAAACGATGGCAAACCTGGGTCTCTAGACTCTACTGTCGAGGTGAGCAACAACTTCTATAAGAAGTGGTTGCTCAACACCTCTGCGGTGGTGTCGTCGACATTGCCTTGGGATATACCCAAGGTAGGCATGAGATCCGGCGCCTTCGGTCTGAAGTCCCGTACTAGACTTCTCGACAACAACTTGCCAAGTCGTTGGAACGAGAAGCTACAGCGGGCCGAAGTCAAGCTGGTCGCAAAAATAACGCGACAGCACAGACTGCCGACCGGGGACGAATCTGCGTTACTTCAGTATTTCACTGAAGAACCAAGTCCATATGATATATGGACTTCGGGTGTTCCGCAGAGACCTTTGCTTAAAATTCAGCGAAGGTGGGTACCTTTCTGCATTGGGCATGGTTGGCCGCTACGCTGAATCTGCCGACCTTGCCGTCGCACTCAATCTCACGAGGCTGCCGTTGCTGATGCTTGGGCCACTGGTC